GTAAAAATAACCTGGTAAGTCAGGCCCTTGTGTAAATAAATTTTGATCAACAAGATTAAATTGTTTAGCAGCAGGACTTTTGTATAAAGGACTCATTTTAGCAAACACTTCATTAGCTCTAAATAATGATTTTTTAGCTGACTCTGCCATAATTTTTTCTTCTGCATTTAAGCCTGGTGCCCAGTTTGCATAATCATTTAAATCTGTAATTAAAGCTTTTCTTATCGCAGCTAATTGACTACCGCCAGCGGTGCCTTGTTTTTTTGCAAACGCTGGACCAATCTGACTTTCAGCTTCCTGATACAATCTATTAATTTCTCTTTGTAAAGTTCTTACATCTTTTGGTTTTATGTATTTAGGTAAGTTAGCTAAAGTATTTACAACAAAATCATCTATCGCATCGAACTGAGGTCTAAATTCTTCATAGTTAGTTAATTTAATTTTAGCGTCAGCTAATTGATCTCTAACTTGGTTAGCTATATATTTTGTTTTTTCTGTTGGTATAAAATCTTTTGATATTTTTTTAGCTTTGTTTTCAAAATCATCATAAAGAAGATTGTTTATGTAAGAAAATTGTTTATATCTTTTACCCGCTGAATCAAACATAAACGCACCAACGTCTGTCATGTGCTGTATAGGAGCTAGTTCATTTAATCTTAATTCTGCGTCCAATAATTCTTTATAACTTTTGAAACCTTGATCTACAGCAGCTTTATCCATTGACTGCCTCGTCGCTTTTGGTAATGCTTTGTATTGTTGTGTCATAAACTCAATTATAGGATCATCACTCATACCCGAGCCTAGCTCACCAACTTGTTGCTGCATGCCTTTTGTAAGTCTTATGCTTGCTAGTGTGTTTCTTTCTTGAAATCCTGCTCCAAGTAAAGGTAGTTTACCTACAATTCTAAAATAAGCAGGTCCTAAAGCACCAGATAATTTACCACCTGCTCCCCCTGTAACCGTTGATATGCCTATAGGTGCGTCATATATTTGAGCAAAATTTGCTAATTGTTTTGTTGGTCCATCTAAACCAAAAAGCACTTTACCTAAAAAAGGTCTAAGTGTTGATGCTACTCCTGATAAACCAGCAGCCCCTCCTGTAAAATATAATGTGTTTCTTCCATGAACTAATGCTTCGAGGGCAGCGTTCGGTGCATCCTCTGGGTCTGCTATGCCAACTGTTTTTCTTATGCCTGCATTAACTAAATCATATACTAAGCTCATTGCTGTTCCACCTAAAGTAGCACCAGCAGTTGTTTTAAATACTGCACCCTCTAGTATTTCATCACCTAAACTTTTTACAACTTTTGGAGAACCAGGTAATTTAGCTCCCTTAAATCCGACAGCTGTTCCTGCAACATCACCAATTGTAACAAAATCATTTCTTGAACCAGGCACAACTTCTCTTACCATGTTGTTCAATGCAGTGTATTTATCTCTTGCAAATTTTCTTGGGTCTCTAAATAATTGAAATATACTTGCTGTATTACCTATTGCTTCTCTATGACTTGTTGCATCATACCCATCCTTAAACTTTTTAAGATAATATTTATAAGGATCTTCACGTCTTTTCATTTCTTCTGCAACAGCTTCTTGAGCTTGTAGTGAATTAGCTAATTGATTTGTAACATAATCATATTGAGCCATTGTTATTGGTTTTTTGTCCTCTTTAGCTCTTTCTCTGTTAATTAATTCAATAGTATTATTAGCCTCAGCTTTAGTTCTTGGTTGAAATAAAGGATACATTTTTGTTCTGTTGTCATACATACTTCTTTTAATTTTTGGTAATGATCTATCTGTGCCTGTTTCAGGGTCAATGTCTCTTTCAACAACTTCTTTTTGCACATAAAGGTAACGTGGGCCACGCAAACCAGTTTGTTGAGGTAGTAATTCTACCTCTGTATAACCCTCGGGTGCTATTGCTGGTGATTCATAAATAGCCATTATTGTAACTCCTCTGGTAAATCTTCATATGGATCGACACCTACAGCCTCTTCCCCACCTGTTCTCACATCAGGATTTGTATTTAAACCAAAACCAGTTGTGTCATATGTATATAAGAAATCTTCATTGTATCCTGCTTCTTTATATGAATTAGTTTGTGCATCAACAAATCCTTTAAGCTCCAACTCTACAGTGTTTAAAGCAGATATAATTTGGTCAGAAGATGCTTTTGTAAAATCTAAAGTATAAAGCTGTAGTGATGCTCTTGCTTGATTTATATCATCAACGTTTAATCTACCTGTTCTTTTTCTTGACCTTGCTATCGCATAATAAATTGAGTTTAATTTAATTTCATTTGCAGCTATGTCGGCATCATAATTTTCTCTAGGTTTAATAAATAATTCATTGTAAATTAAACCCTCTGGTGAATCTTTATCTTGAAAAAAATCAGTTGCATTTCTGCCAGGATTGTTTGCTTGATAGGTATTAGCCAAATCATTAAAAACACTTTGATCTATTTTATTTTTAGCCGCCTCGTAAGCATCTTTATCAATAACACCCGCACCTAATAAACCATCAGCTACATCAAGAACGGTTGATCTAACGTTTTGAAAAGCTCTTTTAAAAAATCCTGGTACACCAATTCTTGACGGATCTTGAGAAATAGAAACCTTCAAGTCTTTTACAAACGATAGAGCTTGTCTACCTTGGTTTATTTTTTCTGATGCAACAATTTGGTCTTTTACATTTTTCTTTAATGTATTGTCGTCTCCAAACTGAAATGTAGCTTTTACAGCGTCAAGTGGTGCAGGGACATATTCAATCTTATCTCCTACTTGTTTTGGTATAAATGGTTTTTGTATACCGTCTGTTGGATCTACACCATAATATCCAGTGACGTATTTTATAGTTTGGTCTTTACCTGTTGGTTTTATTGCAAATACTTGAGGTGTTTTCTTAAACTGCTCAGCTAACAACTTGGCATTATTTTCCATTGCCATCATATCTACATCATACTTGTAAGCAAAATTTTGTTTAGCTAATTCTCTTTTAAATCTAATATTGCCTTCATCCGCATCAGTGTTGATTTGCAACACTTTCATAAACATGTCCATCTCATTAGCACTTCGCATATCGTTTTGTTCCTGCAACGCAGTTAAGATAAACTCTCGTCTTGCTAATTCTTCTTCACGTTCTGCTTCATTTCTTGCTGCCTTTGACTTACGTTTTCTCTCATTTATAGCTGCTAAATCACCTAAAAAGTTTTCACCAGCTTTAGACAAAGCAGGCATGATAGCACCACCTGGTGTTGGTTGCATGAGGCCAAGACCTAATCTTATTAAAGCTAAATTTCTTTCAAACCCAAAATTTTCTTCTGGTGTAGTATCGGTTGGAGTTAAGGCATCATATTGATTTGCAAAGTCATCTGCTGTTTTTGGTTTACCAGCAAAGTCCTCGTATTGTTTTCTTACTGAATCAGGTGTTAAATTATAAGCGGCCATTAAACCTGCAATACCATCGGCATCAAAAGGTATCATGTCAGATTTATAAATACTGTCAAAATCAAATGCCACAGGAGCTGTGGGTCCAGTTGATTTTGGTTTTACTGGAGCAGGAAACTGCCCTGCACCTACAAACAAAGGTCTATTTAAAATCGAATCTGCCATGTTTACCTACGGTTGATTATAAAAACTTCCCAGTGTTCCAAGACCTGTTAGCCCACCTCCTACAGCTGCAGCGAGTGGATTTGTATAAGGTAATGGTTGCTGTGAAATTGTTTGTGAAACTGAAGGTATGCCTTGTAAAATATCTGAAGCAAATTGTATTCTAGATCTAGGTTCAAGATTTGCAGCTGTTTCTTGTCTAAATTGTTCATCAGCTAACGCTTGTGCACGTGTTCGTTGTGTTTGACCTACGCCCAGTAATGATTGAATACCTTGCTGTCCTAATCCAAATTGTTGTGCTCCTAAATTACCAATATCTAATGCTTGTCTACCCGCTACTTGACCTAACTGTCCATAAACTGGAGCTGCTTGTAGTTCTCTTGCTCTTGCAGATTCACTTGTGCCAATAGCCTGCTGTTGTGCTTGCATAAAGTTTCTAGATAAATCTTCAAATACTCTTTTTGATTTAATGTCTTGTAAATTTTTTGCTAATTCTGCTTCTTGTACACCAAATCTTGCACCTCCAAACGCACCTGCTTTTTGTGCTTGCGTTGCTAAATTTGCTTGTGCTTTTGCAGCCTCCTCATCCAATTGCTCTAAAGCTTTCTTGGTTACGTCTGCTTGATACTGATTCATAAAATCAGATGTTCTTGCAGTTGTAGGATCAAATTGACGTTGAGCTGCTTGTAATGATGGTATTCCTAATGCTCCAGTAGCCATTGCACTATCAAGTGCACTGCTTGCTCTTTGCATAAATGGTTCAAAAGAAGCTACGCCTGTTCTTTGTCCTGTCGTCGGGTCTATACCTAATTGTCTCGTCGCTTCAGTAAAAGCTGCTGCCTCAGTAGGTGCAAAATCTGCAATGCCTCTTTTAGCAATTGGCATTCTCATATCTGCTAAACCTTGTCGTCTATCACCTACATCTAAACCTGGTGGTATCTGTCCAGCATCTTTGTCTGCTTGAGTGTAAGTGCCTGTAGGAAAAATTGTATCTAATAGTCTACGTCTGGCGTCCTCTAAAAAAGGTGCCTCTCTAGCTATCTGTGTTTGTGTAATATTTTCAGCCATTATCCGACCTTTTTACCCGCTCTAGCTAATTTATTTTGTAGTGCGTACATAAAGTCTGCACCTTTTTCTCTAGCTTCTTGTGCGTTTTTAGCCCCCATCATTACTCCTGCACCGTTAACTGCGTCAGCTCTTTGAACAAACTCACCGTCACTTAACATTGCAGGTATTGAATCACTTGTCTTAGTGCCAGGACCACTTATCTCACCTGTTCTTCTTGGAAAATTTTCAACATCACCACCGTCAGCCATACCCATGATACCGCCAGTGGTTGCAGAATAACTTATTTGATTACCTAATCTTGCTAAACCGTTAGGCTCTTCTTGTCCCATCATTCCACCTTGAGCTGCTGCTACAGGAAATAAGTTTTGTACTCTTCTATCCGCTGTAGGCGGTGCTAATTGACCACCATATGCTGTGTCTACTGCACTCATGTACTGACTTGCATCTGGAACGTTAGACCTTTTTCTATCTTGTTCTGCTGCTAAATAAGATAACACTGCTGGTATACCTGCAGATAAAATTTGCCCACCTATAGAAGGTCCTACAACATCATCGCCTTTTGTTCTTGGTGTAAATGATTTTCTAACAAATTCTTGTATGCCAGAACCAACTGGACCCATTCTATCTCTTACAGCTTGAAATTGTGGAACTGCTTTATCAATCATGCTTGTGCCTGTACCACCCTGACCTCTAAAGCCTGCTATACCAGCAAGACCTGCTTTAACTAAAGCTTGTTCTGGTTTATCACCAGATAATAGTGATGCGATCCCAGAGCCAAATGCAGCGCCAGGAGCTCCAAACATAGATCCACCAATAATAGGTGCAGCTATTTGTAAGCCTTTTTCTAATATTCCACGTAAACCTTTTAGCATAATCTCCTTTGCAATTTATGATTTGTACGCAAGGAGGCAAGACTTGAAAAATAAAGCCAATTAATCCTATATTTATAGGCAAATTATTGCTATATGACAATAGATAAATATGCGTAGAAAGGAATACCATGGAAAAAAACGATAAACCTGAACAGCAAGTATTAAATTTTGACGTAATAAGACCTTTTGGTCCTACTATTATGAGAGGACGCATGCCTGATTTTATAACTGACATGCTTGATAAAAAATCAGAACAAATGTTAACTGACGAAAAATTATCTGAAGAGTTTGATCACTCTGGCAACTTAGCAGGTAATGTTAAAAAAGAAGTAAGATTTCCACAAGATTGGATGAACACAGATGAGTTCGCACCAATGGTGCAACTTATGGGTGAAATGGTTAAAAATTATCTTTCAATACCACCAGCTAGTGAAACAATTAAACCAGAGTTTGTTGGTAAGATGGTTATTGAATCTATGTGGTGCGTGAGCCAATGGGCTGGAGACTTTAATCCTTTTCATATACACGAGGGTCAACTATCTGGTGTTTGTTATTTACGAGTGCCACCAAGTCTACCAGATGAATATGCAAAAGAAGATCACTATCCAACTGTAGGAGATATATGTTGGTTTAATGGTCAGGCAGCTACTTTTAGTGGTCATAAACATCAAGAGTCACCGAAACGAGGTGATATATTTTTGTTTCCAAATTGGTTAGCACACGGCGTGTATCCGTTTAGGACACCAAATGAAGAGAGAAGATCTGTATCTTTTAACTTACATTTAATTAAAAAGGAAGAACCAGAGCCTTTAGAGAACTAATGCAACATCATAAAGAGACAAAGTTTGTCATGTATGTTGATGATTTTTTAGCTCAAGATACACTTAAATCTCTACAAGATACGTTAGTAAATTTAGAGTATAAAGAAGTTAAAAATCCCGAAGGTCAAGTTTATGGCATGAGGCATACGTTTCATCCTAGTTTTCATGAAGATCCTTTGTTAAAACTTATAAAACAATATTTTTTTCCACATAGATTCATTGAGCCAATATCTGTTAGTGCTCACATAAGACAAAATAATAAAGAGCCTTTGTTTCACACTGATAATGATAAATCAAACGTTGCTAATTTTTTGTTATTTGTAAAAGGAGAATCACTTTTAAATAATGGCACAGGTTTTATGTATGATAATCAACTGTCGTCACACATAGGTTTTGTTGAGAACAGAGCTTTGTTTTTTAATGGCATGAAAATACCACATTCTGATTTACAATCTTTTGGGGACAGCTCAAAAAGATATACCTTAAACATATTTTACAGAGAGATAACAAAAAAAGATGGCGGGTTTTGATATTAATAGAGTGCCGATGGTTCGTGTCACTTGGATGGATGCAAAAGATACAGAAACTGGTTGGTTACCTTTGAAAGATATTACCGATGCTCCGTTGGCCGTGTGCCAAGAAGTGGGTTACATGGTCGTAAACAATGATGATAAGATCGTAATTATGCGTTCTTGGTGTATAGATAAAGACGATAATCATGGCGGTGGAGCGATTGCAATACCACGTGGTTGGGTAAGAAAAATAGAATATTTAAAGGTAGAATATGCCACACGCTAAAATATTTATAGGCACGCCTTGTTATGGCGGTATGATTACAGCAAACTATTTTGAGAGTTGTTTAAAATTAACTGCATTAGCTGCAACAAAAAAAATAGAATTACAATTTGGCACGGTTGGAAATGAATCGTTAGTTACAAGAGCTCGTAACACTCTTGTTCAATTGTTTATGGATGATGAACAATATACTCATCTTTTATTTATAGACGCAGACATAGCTTTTAATCCAGAGTCTGTGTTTCGTATGTTAGATTTAGATGAGGAAGTAGTTACTGGAGTATATCCACGTAAAGTTATAGATTGGACCAAAGTAAAAAGAAAACTAAAAGAAAAACCAAAGATAAGCGAAGATGAGCTTCACGCTGCTGCTCTACAATATAATTTAAACGTAAAAGACCCTAAAAAAGTTTTAGTAAAAGATGGCTTTATAGAGGTTTTAGATGGAGCCACAGGATTCATGTTAATTAAAAGAAACGTATTTAAAAAAATGGCTTTAGCATATCCTGAATTAAAATTTAAATCTGACCAACATTTAGGAGATCCTCACGATAAGAGGTTTGATTATCATGACACATCCGATTGGAACTATGCTTTCTTTGACACCATGATAGAGCCAGAGACAAAAAGATATTTATCTGAGGACTATGCATTTTGTCGTTTATGGCAGAAAATAGGCGGTAAAATATACGCTGACATTATGAGTGGTATGACACATTTCGGTAATTACTCATTTAAAGGTAATGTTGGTACTCAATTCTTGCCACAAAACAAGAAATAATTTAAAACTTAATCATGCAATTAGTAGATTTAAAATTCCAACCTGGTATTGATAAACAAGACTCAGCTTACTCAGCAGGGGACCAAAGAAAATATACAGATTCAGACTTTGTTAGATTTCACTATGGTAAAGCAGAGAGGTGGGGTGGTTGGACAAATTTGCCAAATCCAAACAAAACTATTGTAGGTGTTGTTCGTGACACACATAGCTGGGTTGGCTTAGATGGCACAAGATATCTAGCTTTAGGAACAGACAGAAAATTATATGTTTATTCTGAGGGCGCACTTTACGATATAACACCACTTAGAGCCACAGAATCATTGACTAATCCCTTTGCTACAACAAGTGGTTCATCTACTGTAACTGTAACTGATGCTTCTCATGGCGCAGGTGTTGGTGATTTTGTTACCTTTGATAATGGATCTGCAACTAATGTCGTAGATGGTATAGATTTTAATAATGAGTTTGAAATATTAACTGTCCCTACCTCCAATACTTTTACGGTAGATGCAGGAACAAACGCTACTGGGTCCACGGCAAGTGGTGGTGGATCAGTAACTGCAACATATCAAATTACAATTGGTGAAGCAACTTCTACTTATGGTTATGGATGGGGCACAGAAACTTGGAGTGCGAGCACTTGGGATACACCTAGATCATCCTCTAATGTTATCGTTTATGCAAGAAATTGGTCTTTGGATAATTTTGGTGAAGATCTAATTGCAACAGCTTTAAATGCAGGGACTTTTATAAAGGACATTTCTGGCGCCATTGGTGATAGAGCAACAGCTTTATCTAACGCTCCAACTGCATCAAGATTTAGTATTGTTTCAACTGACACTAGACACTTATTAATATTTGGCACAGAGACAACAATTGGCGATACTTCTACACAAGATGATTTGTTATTTCGTTTCTCTGATAGAGAGGACGCTACTGATTACACTCCTGTTGCTACAAACGAAGCTGGATCTTTAAGAATAACTGATGGATCTAGAATTGTTGGCGCTGTTAAATCTACGGGTCAGATACTGGTTTGGACGGACACATCATTACATGGAATACAATTTGTTGGAACACCTTTTACCTTTGGTTTAAGACAACTCGGAGCGAATTGTGGTTTAATAGCACAGCATGCAGCAATAGAAGTTAACGGTAAAGCGTATTGGATGTCCGATGATGCTTTCTATCTTTACGATGGTGTCGTTAAAAAGATGCCTTGTTCAGTGCAAGATTTTGTTTTTGATGATATAAATTATACAAATAGAAATGACATTGCTTGTGGTTTAAACACAGCATTTAATGAAATCATTTGGTATTATCCTTCAGAAAGTGCTACTCAAATAGACAGAGCAGTAGCATACAATTATTTAGAGGGAACTTGGTATACTGTTAGTTTGGCTAGAACCACTTGGTTAGGAGCTTACGTATATGAGAAACCTATTGCAACAGAATATAATGCATCTGCAACAGCCAACGCATCTACAATTTTAGGGTTAACAGCTGGAGCATCTTCAATATTTGAACATGAGAGTGGTAATAATCAAGCTGATGGCACAGCTATAAGCGCATTTTTAGAAACTGGTTCTGTAGAAATAGCTGATGGTGATCAATTAATGTCTGTAAGCAAACTTGTTCCAGATTTTGATAATTTAGCTAATACTATGACAGCCACTTTGACGTTAGAACAATACCCACAATCTGCTTCTAATGTAACTACAAGTGGTAGTATAACTAGTACAACTGAAAAAATTAATGTAAGAGGTAGAGGTAGAGCTGTAAAAATAAAATACACAACTAATACTGTAGATGATACACCTTGGAGACTTGGATCACAAAAAATACAAATAAGACCTGACGGAAGAAGATAATGGCTAAAATAAATATAACTAGGTTGCCAAACGCTACACAAGAATATGATGCAGGTCAGTTTGATCAAATGGTTAGGTTATTAGAACAAATTGTTTTTTTATTAAACACAAACTTTCAACAAGATTTAAAAGAAGAAACAGAGCAGGAGACTTTTTTCCTTGGCTAATACATTTAAAAGTGCAATGGTGGATATTACCACTACAAATTTAACAACTGTTATAACAGTTCCTACGGCTAATCCTGGTGCAACGCCACCAGTTCCGCCTACTACGGATATAGTAAAATCTCTTTTAATTTGCAATGACTCTGGTTCAACAACTTTAGTTGACGTTGAAGTTGTTAGAGGCGCTGCAACCTTTGAAGTATTCAAAGCAAAGAGTGTTGCTACAAACACAACAACAGAATTATTGAGTCAACCTTTAGTTCTGCAAGAAAGTGATGTTCTTAAAGTACAAGCCAATGCTGCCAATCAGGTGCACATTATAGCAAGTTTTATGGAGGTCACGAAAGGACAACTCTGATTAACTTACATTCTTTATTTATTACACCCGTTTTCTCTTTACAATTAACAGGTCATGAAGACTTAATTAACTCTATCTACGAACTAAAAAAACAAGATCAAAAAGGTATGCCACGATCTAACATTGGAGGTTGGCATAGCCATGATGAAATATATGCAATTGATGAATTTAAAACGTTAGTTGGAGATATATTAAAATATTCAAAAGATTGCTTTGAACACATGGATGTAAAGAATAATTACAATCCAGAGATGACAGGCATGTGGGCCATGGTTAACCCTCCTGGTTCTCGTAATAACGTACACACTCATCCTTACAATTATTTATCAGGAGTGTTTTACTTAAAAGCACCTAAAAAATGCGGTAATATTGTGTTTCTAGAGCCAAAACCACAGTCAGAGGTCCTTTCACCCCCTAAAACAGATAAAGCCTCTATACACTTAGCTCATAGCGTTCAATGGGAACCTGTTGAAAATTCCTTGATTTTTTTCCCATCATGGTTACAACATGAAGTACAAACAAATAATTCTAATGACGATAGAGTTATTATTAGTTTTAATATAAATTGGAGAAAAGACGATGCCGATAGTTGAACCAGCTGAATTACTTGGACATATTATGACTGAGGATGGAAGAAAAATTCCACACTATAAAGTAAAAACTGAAACAACAATTACAAACATCGATACTGGTGCTGAGTACGACTCCGAAGATGCAGCTCAAGCTGACGTTGATAATCCATCAACTTCTACTACGGCTGATAAAATAAGAAGAGATGTTAGAGTATTTGCTCCATCATTAGCAGATATGCTAGGTGAAACGCCTGAGTAATTAAGCGCTACAAGCCTCACACTCTACTTCTGAATCTAATCCTGACACCATAATCTCTGTGTCAGATTTATAAGGTTTACCCTGAATTACGTTATGACAACTACAAGCATGTAGGTGTTCAGATAATGTTTTTTCTAGTTTTTCTTTTTCTCTTTCGACTGCTAATAAACGTTCATGATAGCGACTCACCTTATCAGCAAGGGTAGCTATAGCCTTTAATATTTCTTGATTTTCCATAATATCTCCTTGATTTGTAATTTTTGGGTGAGAATTAATTTAAACACGTCTACGATGATTTTCAAGAAATTTTTTTAAAATTGTTTTCTTGACATAAGTTTTGTGTTATAAATAAATACAGAAAAAAGAAAGAACTTATGATACTTGTAGAAGACAACGTAATTTCCCCAAGTGAAGCTAAAACTATTATAGATTCTTTTATTAACGATCCAATAAAAGGGTCGCATGATGACACATTCTTAACTTATTTTTCACCACAGTATAGTTACATTTTACAGAATATAAAATCACATGTAAAACACGATAGCAGATTTGGAAAAGTGCAAAGGCATCAAATAGTAGAATATCCAACTGGTGTATCAAAAGGTTTTCATTTTGACAATGCTCGTGACAATACCTCAGCAGCTTCAATAACTTTTTTAAATGATGACCTTGTTGGTGGCGAGGCAGTTGTAGAAGGTGTTAAGATAACACCTTTATTAGGTAGAACATATTATCTTGACGGTAAAGAACATAAACATGCAGTAATGAATGTTATAAAAGGCAGTCGTTATACAATCTCAGTTTGGTATGAAAAAATATAAGTTAGTTAAAAATTTAATAAACAAAGAGTTAGCTGACTTTTGCTACAATTATATTTTAATGAAAAGAAAAGTGGTTAAACATTTAATCGATACAAAGTTTATATCACCTATTGATAATGAGTGGGGTAAATGGGCAGATTCACAAATACCAAATACCTATTCACACTATTCTGATATGGTTATGGAAAATTTATTAGAAACTGTAAGACCTATAATAGAAGAAGAAAGTGGACGGTCATTAATAGAAACTTATTCTTACGTTAGGTTATATAAAAAAGGTGACGTCTTGAAAAAACACACAGACCGTGATGCTTGTGAAATAAGCGTTACATTAAATTTAGGCGGTGATCCGTGGGCCTTGTGCCTTGATCCAGATGTAGAGATATATTTAAAACCAGGCGATGCAGTAGTTTATCTGGGCAAAGAAATACAACATTGGAGAGAAGAGTTTAAAGGAGATATCTGTGGTCAAGTATTTTTACATTACAATGATGTAAATGGGAGTTTGGGATTA